TAACCCCAGCAGGGCGCCCAGACTCTCCAGAAAATCAGACATCTTACCATCCTCCTCGCTATTGGTCTTATTAACGATAGGCCGCATCCCGGATATTGCCGGGGCGTTCGTCAGCGCCACCGAGTGTATGGCCGCCGCCTTATGATCCTTTTTGCGTACCGCGATTACCGGGGAAAGGTAGCGGTATTCCTTGTTTCTGATATACTGTTGTGCCCGCTCCGTCCACTCCACCTTCGCCCAGACGCCTTCCTCGCCTCTGTCTTCGATCGCCTTAATCCAGCCGGCTGCCGGCGCCTCGACGCCGTCCAGAGTCTGGTGCTCGTAGTCGATAACAATGTCGTTTCCCCGTGATTTGTAGTAGCCGATGATGCTGGACGCGCTCTCAGCGTCCACCAGGAAATCACCTTTGGTCGAATGCGCCTTGCCCGCCGGCAGCAGCTGCACCCACTCCGGAACGCTTCCGTTCAGGTCGCTTCCCAGGACCACGAGGAACGTGTTTTCTTGGCTTCTTTTTCCCTGGCTTTTCATATTAGGGATCACCCCCGCGTTAATAATGCGTTAATTACGCGTGAATCGTGCGTTATTCGGCGTGAATAATTTATTCAGGTATGTTTCTGCCTGCGGCGCTGTTCTCGGCGCTCCTGGAGCCGTTTTGAAGCCCGCTATGTTTCGGCTCTTTTCCGGTACGCCTTTACAAGAGGCTTCGGATACTTGCTCATGTCCGGCTCCCACCTCGCCTTCGCCGGGTTATGGTCAAACCCGCGGTCCGGCAGCAGTTGCCTGGCCATCTGTCCGGGAACCTCTACCATAGACGGCGCCGTCTCTTCCACCTTGATTCCCCGGCGCCGCACATCACGCTCCGACAACGTCCGCACGCTGCACCGGCAGCGGTAGCCGTTGGGGGGATACCAGGTATCCCAAAACGGATGATCGTACCGGAACACCATGCCGTCCATCGCCTGATGAGTGGGGCGGGTCCTCCTGTCGAGCACCGCGTCATACATCCAGTACGGCCTGCGCTCCGCGACGTCCGGGTCGGTCATCCTTTCGTAATGCCCCGCCATGTACGCCGTCTGGACGTTAGTTCTGAATATGTTATCCACGCGGAATGGAGTCAGCCCCTTCCAGCCGCGGCGCTCCAGGATATCGTTAGCCCGGCTTCCGAATTCCTGCTGCGTCAATCCCTCTTCAATCGCTTTCAGCAGCTCCTTGCTAATGTCGTTTACGATATCCAGCGCGGTAATGCCGCTGATTGTGAAGGCCAGGTCCCGGTACTTCAGTTCCAGCGCCTTAAACTGTTTGGGGGTTAACGCCACCTTGTCCCTGAAGTACTCTATCGCCTGATCGAAAGGCAGCGGCTCAAGCTTAATCTTCATCGGCTGCCCACCTTCCGTAGAGATCGGCCGCGAACATCGCCCGGGCGATCAGCTCTTCCAGCTCCGACGAGTCCATCTCTCCGTAGATATCCGGCAGCTTATCGCGTATCTCTTCCAGGCTGGCGCCGGAGACGATCAAGGCCCGCAGCGGCTCCAGGAGCGTCTCTATGGCCGATCCCGCCAGTTCCCTGCCTTTGTCCGCCAGGCTGTCGATCTCCCGCTGCGGGTTGGCGGGGAGAGAGGGGGCGCCTTCTTTTAACGCCTTGAATCCCACCCCCGGAGCTGTCGGCGGGGAGAGCATTTCTTCCCCTTCTTCCGGTTCGGGGATGGCGAACTTCTCATAGACATGCTTGCTGGAAACCGGCAAGCCGCATTCGCCGATCAATATGCTGTACACCCGCGCCGTCTTTTCCTGATCCTCAGGCTCGGAGAGGTCGTACTTCAGCCAGGGAAGATTAGCTTCTTCCCCCATATTGAACCGCACCAGGGGACGGAAGATGTCTTTGCGCAGCGTTTCGGCCAGCGCCTTGGCGTCAGCCTTCAGCAGATCTTTGCGCACCTCGTTGTGTGTTTGTGATGCGGCGTATGACCCTTTGTCTCCTACCTCGGCGGTCAGCGTCTGCCCCAGGATCGCCTTGGACATCTCGCGGTTGCAGAAGTTGGCCAGTGTCTCAAAGACATTATTGTCGGCGTTCTTCATGGCCTGCACAAACTCGATCTCCGTACTCTTGGAGATGATCCCCGCGGCATCGGTACCCAGCTGAACAACGGCCTCGATCAGCTTCTGCTTGTCCTCGGGGCTTGTATTGGCGTCATACTTCCCCAGCCGGAGCGGCATCCCGTACACTTCCGCAAACGTCACCCAATCCTTGATATTGTAGTTTTTAAAGAGATACATCCAGGCGCATACCCTAATCACTCCTGCCCGGGAGGGGTGGCCGCTGCGGGCCTTGTACTTGTGTACGACGAACTTGTCCGGAGGGAGCTCAATGCCCCGCACCGGTTCTTCCGCGGTGAGCAGGCGGATCTCGTCGGGATCCCCCTGGGGGAGGTCCCCGAAGATAAAGCGTTTCGGATGCACCCATTTCAAGCGGTCTACCTTTGCCTGTCCATCCCGGACGGCCCACATGATTTCGCAAACGGAAAACCCTTTTCCGATCGCGTCCAGGGTGTCCAGCATCGCCTCTTCGAAGCCCTCGAACTCCAGGGCGTCCTGCACCAGCTGAGCGGCCTTTTTGTCCGCCCGGCTTTTGGAATACGGGATCACCTCGTAATCCAGGCTGAGCACCGCCTGTTTCCGCTTCTGCATCTCCGCGAAAAGGTGGCAGTCCTTTTCTTCCATCTCCTCGAACAGCTCCATCTGGCGATAGACGTCGCCGGCGTCCGCCTCTTTGAAGATGCGCGCCAGCTTCCCCGGAGTGAGCCCCTCGGAAGGGTAAGAGGACCAGCGGTCTCTCACGGTCACGACGGCTATCTCGTCGGTGATCGGCCTCTTTTTGAAGCCGCTTATCGGTTTTCCGTTCGGCCCGAGCACCGCCATCAGTACGCCCCCTTTCCGAACCTGGCTCGCCTGGCTGCCACAGTGGTGTACTCCGCCGGCCCTGTCCGGGCGCCTTTGCCCGTGGCCAGCCATAAGGCGATCCTCGCCGAGTTGAGCGCCATCCCGAAGTGGTTCGGCACGTTCTTCTTGTAGTGGGCCGCGCTGTCGTCATCGCTCTCTTTGTCCTTCTCTTTGACCAGCTTTTTTAGATGTTGGCATACTGTCTTCATCACGGCCTCTTCCGCCTCTGTGCGCGGCTTAGGCAGCAGCGCCAGCGGGGGAACGGTGGCAAACATGTCCGTCGTCTCGTCCAGGGATTCGTCCCGGTCCACGGTGACGACGCGCACCTCGCGGTCCCCTTCGCCTTCCTTCTTTTCCTGCACATCGCTGCCCCGGAAATACTGGATGTATCCGGCGGCCCTCTTCAGGCTGCGCACCACCTGCTTGCTGGTGGTCTTATAGGGCATGGCGTCGATGGACAGCGCTCCCGCGTTGAATACGGTTTCGAGATACTGAATTTTTTCCAGCAGATCTTCTACGTCCAGCTCCTCAAAGTACAAAGGCATGATCCCCTCGGCGCCAAACGGAGCGGCTATGGCGATATGCGCTTTATCGCCCATGTCGATGCCAATCCCGGTCACCGTCTCCTGCCAGGAGTCATGGAAGTAGTAGCCGCTGGCCAGCTTAATCCTCTCCAGCACCTGATCCGTGATCGGCTGCATGTTGCCGCCGTCCGGCTTGGCCAGCACGGAACAGCTGAACTTGGCCAGCTTGCTGGGCTTGTCTTTGGCCTTTTGGTAGCGGTCATAGATCAGGCGCAGATTCAGCCCGGGCATGATCAGCTGCGGTACTCTGTAGCTGACGCAGTCCCTGCTGCGCTCCGGATGCTCCGGCGCCCAGCGGCCGTTATTCACGTCCAGGGGCTTTCCGCACTTCACGCAGGCCAGCTGCACGTCTTCACCCCTGCGGATCATCACATCAGGGAACTCGTCCTCAATTACCTGGTCCGCCCGGCATGCGGGGCATGCCACATGCCACAGGCGCTGATCCCCGTCCTGGTATCTCTCATCGATGCCGATGCCGGGGAACATGCCCACGGAAAAGTAGCGAAGCAGCGCCAGGTCGGAGGCGGCGATCCTGTCATGCGACCACTCCAGGTTCTCCTGATCGATCAGGTCCACCTCGTCATACAGGTTGCAGTCGGATGGAATGCTGATGGCCCCCAGCACGCTCTGCAGACCTACGAAGTACAGGAAGTGAGTGTCGATCTCCTTTAAAGCTGTCTGGTCCGTGCCCCGCAGCCTGGAGCGCAGGTACTCGCTGCGGTTGACGAATGAATCCATCCTGGTCGTTGAAAATCTATCCGACATCCGCTGCGTAGGGAGAAAGTAGATTACATTGCGCCTGACCTGGTCCAGGAGATACATGGCAAAGCCGAGGAACAGGGTGGAGAAGCCTGTCTGGGCGCCCTTGAGGATGACCATCTGATGGTGATCCATGCCGGTCACGATCTCCGCCAGAGCCTGTCTCCGGCTCATATCCCAGGGGCGGCCGTCGTCCAGCAGCACGTTCTTGTGCATCCACTCGGCGAATTCCAGCCCTGCCTGCCGCTCGCCAATTAACTCCTGAAGTAAGCTCATGCATTCACCCGCTTTACTAAGCAATCTTGTCCTTTACCTTGTCCGCCAGAACGAACAGCCTTTGAAGCAGTTCGGGATCTGAGTTGAGTTCGGCTTTCAGTTCCTCTTTCAGCCTGGACAGCCCCGCCGCAACGCCCTTGGTAAATTCGTACTTCAGCTTCTCTCTGGATACGGCGCTTCTCTCCAGCTGCGACAAAGCTTTCAGCACTTCGGTTATCTCCGCTTCTTTCATGTCGGGAACGGTGATCAGGGTCTCCATGATCAGCTGCACGGCCAGCTGGTTGGCGGCCTCGTGCATTTCCGTAGCGGGGCGATCCCCGCTCTCCTCGACGATGGCCCGGGCTTGGTCCTTGACGACGCGCAGCCTTTCCAAACGAGACAAGAAGTCTTTTCCGTACCGCCCTACAGAGGACTTGCTTACCTGGTGCCCCAGTTCTTTCAGCCAGTCGGCCACCTCCAGGTATGTGTGGCCCTCGACCAGCCGGGCGTTCACTTCCTCGACGATCTCGGGCGGCAGCTCTGTCTCGATCTTGGAATGCTTGCGCCTCATATGCTTACCCCCGGATCGGGCGGAATGCTCCCCTCCAGCAAATCCACCCCGGAGGCGGTGAGCTTGACCAGCGTCCTCGACAGCCCCAGGCCGTCGTCCCTGACTTCCTGGACGCTCACATATCCCTTCTCTTTGAGGTAGTCTACATATCCCCTGATAATCGCGGGTCCTGCGCTGCATCCCCGGTCATGCAGAGTCACGTCCAGCAGCTCCAGGCTTGCCGGGCCGGGATAAGCGATTTTCAATATTTCGAGGATATGGCCGCGGGCAATCCGGGCCTCGTATCTTTCCAGGCTCATTCCTTCACACCACCGATCAGCTGGTTCAGTCCCTTATTGATTTCGCCCACCTCTTTGTAGATGTTATCCACCTTGTTGTCCAGGCCGGCAATCGACCTGATGAAGTCGTCCCGCAGCACATATATCCGGGGCAGGGATTCCCGCAAAACACCGAAGTCTTTTTCGATGCACTCTATCTTTTTGTCCTGAGCGCTGTGCTTGGAGAGAGTGCCCTGGCGAATGTCCCGCAGGAAGTAGCCGATGATGCCGAGTGCAGCGCAGAGTATGCCGTATAGTATCGTCGCCGCAGGTTTCCACATATCCACGGGGAGTTCGGGCATTTAGCTTCCCCCTTGCTCGCCTGCGGTTTTGGCCCACTGATCGCCAAACTGGTCCTTGCACTCTCGCACCGCCCACTCGATAAGGGCGCCTATCTCTTCGTCCGAGAAGTCCAGGCCAATCTTGCCGGCCTGCTGCTTGACCCAGCCTGTCGCCGCACGATATTTCTCACCGCCAAGAGCGTCCTTCATCGCTTGCTCCGCGTACTTGACCGCCACGATAGCCAGATCTTGTTTGGCGGCCAGGGCATGGTGCGCCCCCTTTACCCCTTCGGCGCTCAGCTTTTGACGCAGCCAGACATTCAGATACACTGCGGCTACAGTAATTAATAAAAGTAATATGTCATAAACAACATTCAAAATAAGGTCTTCCATGTGTTCACCTCCCTTTACTGGAGTATCAGATCGGCGAGCCTTACGGCCGCCGTTACCTGCCCTTTGAGGCCGATCACGACACGGTTGCCGTCAATTTGCTGCACGTCGTAGACTGTTTTATAGACGAAGGAAGCAAGACTGCCTCCAGTGTATGTCTTTGCACCGTTCCTCACTTTGACTCTGCTGCCCACTCTGATGCTTTTTGTCGCCGTTGCCGTGGCGCCAGGAATTTTAATTTTTTGCCCGACGTAGATAAGGTTAGGGTTCGCTATGCCGTTGTAAGCGGCGAGCTTTTGATACGTCGTTCCGTGTTTGCTTGCGATTCCGGAAAGCGTATCGCCGCTTTTCACGGTGTAAACCGCCGTTGTGGTATTGGCAGGTGTAGGAGCCGGCGCGGGCGGGGGCGTAGGCTTTGGCGCGGACGATCCCTTTTGGAAGCCGTTCAGTCCCGCTGCGCGAATGATTGACGGGTAGTCTTTGTTGGAGTAATCAAGATCGACATTCCCATTGATCCCTGGCGCCTTTCCGCTGCTGGTATATTGCCACAGGCCGGCATCGCTGCGGTTGCATGTGGCGTTATACCATGCGTACCAAAGGTCGAAGCGGCTTAAAGCCTTCATGTCGAACATGTTCTTGGAGTAGTCCTGGTTCGTGTAATTCATGGCGTAATACCCGGCCTGCTCCACAGTCGTGCAGAACGCCGTCACCATCTGCGTCGCGAGCGCCTGCGTGATGGCGACTCCTTGCGTTTTTGCGTATCTTACGGTGTCATATTCGAGGTCGTAGCACACAGGGTATTCCACTCTGTAGGGCTTAATCGCCGCGATGCATTGCCGTGCTTCACGTTTCGCCTGTTCTGCGTTCAGTGCATAGCTGAACCAGTACACGCCGCAGGGGATTCCCAGTCTGTTGCACTCCGCGACGTTTCTCTTGAACTGCTTGTCGATGTTGTTGTTGCCGTATCCTGCCCTCAGCATGGCAAACTCGATACCGGCTGCTTTCACCTTTTCCCAGTCGATAGCGCCCTGATGCTCGGATACGTCAATGCCTTTTTTGCTCATTGTGACCTCCTTTTAAAGATAAAAATCCCAGCGTCTACTGGGATTCTATCTTGCCGGGCTAACCCGTTTCAAAAAAAGCATTTGAGAAAATTACTTTCCGAAACTACTTTCAAAATCAAACAAGGATATTTGCCCGTGCTCTCTGGGCCGCTCCGCCAGGATGCGCCTGATCCACGTCTCCGTCAGCCCGTACTTCACGGCGAGCTGCTTGTGGTTCCCGCCGGAGAACTCACGCCTTATTTGCTTGTCTCTGATCAGACGCAAGATGTTATCCAGTTTGGCGAAGTATACGCACGTCCCTTGAAACTCTCTCGCCAGTTTGAGGGCATTGTCGATGCCGATCAGCGAGGTCAGCTTTTGGTATGGTTCCGGCAGCATTTCAGGGCTGATCTCCTTGACCCATTGCATCTTAGTCGGCTCCATCATACTGCCGCCGCCCCCCCCTCTCATTTCGTCTCACGGCAGGCGCCCGGCTGCCTTGCGGCAAGAGCCTTCAGCCCCTCGATAACGCGCCACGCTTTGTCTTTTGTCAGCCAGGAGGGGTCCTCAACCCCCGCATACTTGAGGCAAAACTTGCGCAGCCTGTTAGGATTATCCCGCCACCCCAGCTGCTCTTCCAGATAGCTAATTTTCTGCCGCTGGCCGTTTGTCGCCAGCGCCGCGGCCCGGCCCCTGCCGGCGCGCCTTTCCAGCTCGTCGATCACCAAACCCGCCTGGCGCTTGGTCAGCTTAGAGATCTGCTCCTTGCCCGTCACCCCGTACACCAGGGCGTGCAGCAGGTCGTCGTCTATCTTCAGCTCACGGGCTACAGCGTAGATTTTACGCAGTTGGTTCGGTTTGATTCTCTCTGCCATCTCGATACCCCCCTTCGGTACCTACTTTATGGTGATTGCTATCCACGCCTCGTCTTCCCTGGCCAGGACTGCGCTGTGTTTGCTGCTGATCAGCGGAACGATATACCTGTTCCCGCTTCTCTTTGCCTTCCTGCGCCGCAGGCTCTGCGCCAGCCATGCCCTCTGCGCGGCGGGGGGGGCGTTGCCCACCCGCTCGCGGTACCGCTGGCTGTAGTGGTCTGTGAGGATCACTATCGTGTTCTTCTTTTTTTTCACGGCCGCCACCCCTTACGGCAAACGGCCCCAGTGTCTGGCCACTACCAGGGCTGCGAGCATATACCCTGCGACGAAGCCGCAGAACATAAGCACAAGCTTGTCCAGTGTTTTGGCAAATTTCATCGGCTACACCTCCGCTTTTGGTTCCTTGCCAGCCTGATTAAATGGCTAAGCCTCAGCTCAGCCGCCTTTATTTCGTAAATAACAGCATCAATTAATTCCTCATTAATGTAGTTCAGCTTATCCTGCAGCCTTCGCACCGCTTCCACCGCTAAAGCAATGTCTTCATAAGTAACCCGTTCGCTCTTCTTACCGACTGACAGCATCGCTTTCCCCCTTCCGGTAGTCCCGGCCATCCATCCTGATCAGATGGCACATCTCGAAAAGCCGGCTGACTATCCTGCCCCAGCCAGGCAGCTTCTCCAGATCCTCCAGCTCCTGATTCGAGGTTATGATCGTTGGGAGTATTTCGTTGTAACGGTAGTTGATAATCACATACAAACGCTCTGTTACCCAGGGTGTTTCCCTCTCCGCCCCCAGATCGTCCAGGATGACGATATCCAGGGATTTCAGCGCATGCAGGCGCTCCTGGCTGTTTGCCTGTTCCGCCTGGCGCGGCCTCAGCATGTCCAGAATATCGGGCACGGTCCCGCATATCCCCGGGACAGCCTGCGCCAGCAAGCCGCTCAGAATGCCGTATGCCAGATGGCTCTTGCCGGTTCCGGAAGGGCCTATGAAGCACAGCCCGTTTTTCTTCTCTTGCCGTATCTCCCGGAACCGCTCCACATAGCGGCAGGCGATCATCCAGGCCCCTTTTTGGTATTGGGCGTCGAAGCTATTGAGCGGTTTGTCCTTAAAACGTTTGGGGATGCCGGCGGCGGCGAAGAGGCGGTTAAGGTTGTCTTGCTTCTTCTTCACCACGGCGCACTTGCAGCGGCGGGCTTTTTCTCCCCGCGCATCCACTACCCAGCCGCTGCCGTCGCATGACTTAAAAGGGCAGGCGGGTTTCGTCGCTTCCGTCGATATAGGAAGCTTTGTATTTGCCTTTGCCGTATCCACCGCGCTCTTGATGATTGCCGCCAGATCCCTCATGCGGACCGCTCCTCTCCCTTGCCAGCTCCCTCATAATGCCCCTGGTATACGACTCCCTCTTGCCCGGATACTTCCTGATGTGTATCCTGAGCGCCTCCATCACCGTTTCGGCGTCGAACCTGGTCCAGTACTCCATCTCTTTGATGATCACTGATTCCGCTATTTTACGTGTTTTCCGGGTCTTTCTGATTAAGTCGAAGTAGATATCCACCGTCGCCAGCTGGGGGGCTGTATACCTCTCCCGGAGTTCCTTGAGGCTCACGAGGCGGCGCCGCCTTGCGCCGGCCTGATTGCCACCAGCATGTCGTTGCGCTTGTCATATGCTACCGGGAGTCGGGCCGACAGATCCCACCCGTCTTCCTTCAGCTTCCTCACAAACCCGGAAGCGGTAACGTAGAGCGATCCGCATCCCTGTCTCTCCGCTCTCAGGGGGATCGCACTTTCCCCGGCCGCGGCTTTTCTTATCGCAAAATGGCTTGCGTTGCGTCCAAGCGTCACCTTATCCTCCGGCTGAAAGCCCGCTTCCTTTACCGCGGTTGCGGATATCCGTACTTTACTCTTGCAGATCCTGATGTAAGACCCGCCTTTACCCTTTAACAACTCTGTGTTCTCCCACAGGAAAGCCTTGACATCCCAGTAGCGCTCCACTTCGCCGGATGGGGCTTCGGTGCGCAGATCGCCTGGGCGTCCGCTTCGTCTCGGCTTTCCGGATGCCGTTATAACCACTTGCCTTCCTCCTTTCACCTCAGCATTAGTTCCTCGGCAGCCTGGATCATTTCTCTGGTGATTACGTTCCCTTCAGCGAGTAGCAGCGCCCGGTCCAGGATAGTCGTTAGGCGCCGTATGCCCCCGGCGTCTCGGGCACAGCCTTGACTCAGCAGATGTTCTTTGGCTGCCGGCGTCATGTTGAACTGCGCCAGGATTTCCTGCATCTCGCTCTTCGTGATCCCCTGGAGTTCTCTCAGAATGCTCACGCGGGAATAGAGCTGCGCCAGGTTGTCCCGCAGGCTGGGTCCCTTGGTCAGCCAGATGCGCAGCCTGGGCAGCCCGCAGACCACCACCCCGACGTGCCCCTGGTCATAGAGCAGGCGCAGTATCTCCAGCTTGCGCACTGACTTCGTGGAGCTGGAGATCAGCATGTCGGCTTCGTCCACGATGACCAGACGGGGTTCTGCGCGCAGGATCCTCAGAACCCGCTGCATCACGTCCCACAGGCTGCCCCCCGGTTCGGCGCCGACTCCGCGGGCGATGGCCTCGATCAATTGCTTCGATGTCATCAGCACGTCGGCCACGATGTAGACTGCCTGCGGATCCTGCCTTAAATACTCCTGCAGAGCCGTCGTTTTGCCGCTGCCGGGCGGCCCCATCAGAACGCCCATCGCTTTTTCCCTTGCGCACGCCTTGCACACGCCCAACACCCGCAGGGCGTCTTCTGTCCGGATAAAGCCCACCGATGTCTGAAAGTCTTGGTCAACGGCAGCCGCCTCTTTCTGTCCTTCGGCCAGCTCCTTTTCCAGTTCCATCTGCGCTTTCAGCTCCAGTATTTTTTCCGCTACCCGGGCCGAATCCCCGACAGACTTAAACCTAGATACCGTGGAGCGATCATACCCAATCTGGCGAGCTATCTCCGACACCCCCACACCCTTTTCCTCTGTCATGTGCTGCAGCCATTCTCTTGCCCTCACCCGATTTACCTCGTTCTCACCCAAACGTAACGCCATTTATACCCCCTCCTTTGGCGTTTCTAACCTTCTCCCAGAGCCTTGATATACTCGTCGGCAATATCGCTTTTTGCCCGTTTGCCGGGCTTTCCGGCTGTTTTATGTTTTGCGAGGGCGGCGCCGGCGGCCTCATGGCCTGTGAGAGTTACTACCGGCGGCCTGGCATCGCTATCGCTGTTGCCGCCGGTGATGCTCCGGGCCCCCGCGGCGCGGCGCTCCTCCACAACCTGCTCCAAGGTCTTGTTCGCCTCTTTGATATACCGCTCCAAATCTTTCTGGCGCTTGCGCCGCATTGTCAGAAACTCTTTCAAGTCATCCTGCGAGGCGCCCATTTCCAGCAGCTCCCGGCAAGCCGCCACGCAGCAAAAACTGCCGTTGTGATAAACCACAAGCTCGCCCAGGCGGTTGGGATCGTAATAAATCGTGACTGTCTCCCCATTCAGGTCCCATATTTCCGGCGCCGCATACCAGAAGTTCTGGAAACGGAAACCCTCGTCAACCACATGCCTGACGCCCCCTTGCATCAGGCAGACGTCTAATGTCCGGTCATCGGGCACGTCCAGCCTGGCCTTCTGTTTCTTGCGGAATGCGTCCAGCGGCGTGGTTTGGATCCCGGAATGCACACGGGTATGATAATCGGTAGCCAGCCAGTGCTTGAACTGCCCGGCGGCCTCTTCCAGCGTCCACAGCTTTCCCTGCGCAAACAGCTTTTTGGCGTCTTCGTAAGCCCTTTCCGGTTTGTTCTCCGGTGAGTTGCCGATATAGGCGGGAGCAAAACGGGAGAAGCGATCGGCTACGGTGCCGAAGATCCGCTCGACCGGTTTTGCCCAGGGGCTGTATGCTTCACAGTACGTTGGCGTAACGCGAAGCTTGCTGAAAGCCCCGTCAAGACGCTTGCTGCGGTAGTCCTTTCCGTTATCCACATATACCTCAGCCGGCAAGCCGCAGAAAGGCTCGTTTTCCTTCGGCAGAACTCCGTGGCGGAAAGCCACCGCGATAGTATTGGACGATGGGTTGACGTTAACGCTCCAGCCGACGATAGCGGACGTGGTCATGTCCATCCAGGCGGTGAGCCAGGGGCGGACCATCTTTCCTTTGTAGGCTATGAAGAAGTCGAATTGGTGATGGTCGCCGACCCAAATCTGGTTGGCGTACTGCGGGCGCTTGCGCAGGATCTTGGGCATTACCTTTTTCCTGTACGCCTCAACCCCTTCCCGGCCCATTACCTCTTCCGCGTAGCTCACGGCGTCGTTGATCGCCCGGTAGAAGCTGGCCCGGCTGCCGATCTTCCAGCCCTCTTTCGCTGCTTTTTCTTCTACGCGCTCATATATCCAGGCCAGAGTAGGTTTAATTTTTGACAGGTAAAGCTTTTTGCCGTACTCGATCGCATCATTGTCAAAAGACCTGCTGCCGTATCCTTTGCTCTGCTTTGGCTTGCGCTTGCATACACTGTCCAAAATACCTATAAACCCCCTTTCTTCATATGTTTTAATCCAGCGGTACAGCGTCGCCAGACTGACGCCGGCCATTCGGGCCGCGCTCTGCCGCTGACTTGTCGCATCATTACCTGTATACTCCAGCGCCTGCCGCACGAACACTTCACGGCGGAGCGCTTCCGTTACGGCTTCCTGCCCCTCCGCTTCAATTATCTCCGCCAGGTTGGTTCCGTCGGAAGCCTTGCGCTCTTGCCGATCTTTTTCTTTCTGAAGTTCATGGAACCTGATCTGGGCATGGCGCGGTAACGCGGAAAGGGGAATCAGATACGAGTTCCCTTCCCGCACTGGGGAGAAAGCGTCTATTGCTTTGTGGACCGCCTGGCGGCTGACCCCCATCAGGTCCGCCGCCACAGCGACAGTCACCCTTTCTGCCATGCCGGAACCTCCTATGCTATGCGGCTAACTTTTTCAGCTCCTCGACGTCTACGCCCATCATCTCGGCCAGAGCGGGGAGGTACTTATTCCCCGGCCTGACGCCGTACAGCATCTTCCACAGATACTTGTCCCCCGTCCCCAGGGCGGCCGCCAGCTCCCGCTGGGTCATGCTCTGATCGATGAGCCACTTCTTCACTTCCCGCCCGAGAGGGGTGAGCTTTGCCATGTGATCGCCTCCTTAGCTGTTTCCTTCCTGTTCACACCTTGCTCTTATCTCTTCCTGGCACTTAAAAACTTCTTCTATGAACCGCATGACCGCATGCTCTTTTGCGCTAAGCTCCTTGCTCATGGACACCTCTATGACTTTGCCCCGCTTGTTGCGGCGCTTCTTAACCCTGCCGAATTCTTTTATGGCTTCGCATCTCCCCAAAAAGCAAGACGCTGCCATTATGAATCCCCAGTGAATCCCCAGAGGATCAAGGCTCCCTTTCTCAAACAATTTGTTTAGCCGCTGCAATCTGGTCATTGGTTACTCACCCTTTCAGCCGCCACGGTTGCGGTGTCAGATCGTATACACCTTCGCAATCACTCTTTACGCCTAGCCCTTATCTCTTCCCGACACTCAAAAACTTCCTCGATAAATTGTAGGACAGCATGCTCTTTTGCGCCCAACTCCTTGACCCTGCCGGTTCCCTTTATGGCTTCACATCTTCCCAAAAAGCAAGATGCTGCCATTATGAACCCCCCGTGAACTCCCCGAGGATCAAGGTTTCCTTCCCCAAGTAATTTGTTTACACGCTGCAATCTGGTCATTGGGTACATCCCCTTTCTGCATCTGTCCGGCCGGGCTTGTGACCGGCCTGCGCATTACCGGCGGGGAGGGCATCGGCTCCCAGTAGAGCACCCCGCCGCCACTCTGCATAGTCCCTATATTTCAGCCCAGCTTCCGCAGCTGTCGCAGCATATGAAATTCTTATAGCTGCCGTTTTTCCCGCATGAAATCACTTGATACTCTGAACCACAGAAACTGCATCTACCGTATTTCGCCGCCCTATCTTTTTTGAGCTTGTCTTCATAAAACACATAGCCTTCACTTTCCAAGAATCGACGATGCTCATAAAAATCCACAACTACCTCACCCTTTGCGCTAATCTGTACAGGCTTGCTTTACTCCCGATCCGCCAGCGGCGGGCGGCAGCTTCTTTCTCCAGCTTCCGGATCGCTGTTGATACCTTCTGTCCCGGCTCCCGTTCAAACAGCTTGCGCAGGAAGTCCACCGCATCCTCATCGGTCGCCCGCGGTTTATACGGACGGGGCAAATAAACGATTTGAGTTTCCTGGGCTTCCGCCAGGCGCCGCACTTCCATGGCCAGCTTGTCCAGGCGGCCGGCAAACTCCTGAAGCGCTTCCACCGGTACCAGACGCCGGCTCTCCACCGCTTCGTACAAATCGATCAGCATCTCCTGAACCATGATGGCCTTGGGCTGATTCGACTTCATGCAGATTTTCAGGGCGCCGCGCTTGGTGAAGTACAATACTGATTGTTCTCCGGATGGTGTCGTCAATTCGACGATACCCGCATCACGTTCTGTAAAGGACTGTTTATTCCGATTGTACAGATTGCGAAGATTGCGATCTTGTGCATACCCCAACGCCCAGGCCAGCGCCCTGGCCGTCACAACCGGCTGCCCGTCCACCGACACCACGGCTAGTTCGCCGTCTTGCGCCAGCACCGGCAGCATTTCATCATGTTCACGCATTTTCTCACCCCCTAACAGGATTTACCCCCTCTCCAGCGAATCTCTACTGTACCCCCCAGCGACAACCCACCGGAGAGGAGGTGAAATTTTGGAAACACTATCCGCACATACAAGCTACCTGATACCTATCCTGAATCTTTTTGTAAAGGATATTTTTCCACCATATGTTAGAAATCGTCTTGGGATCTTAATCTCTAATAATTACGGCGGCGAATGTCTAGAAATCCAGAGACAAAATCAAGATTCCATCGAGAGTTTAGCAAAAGATCTCAGTCGCCTTATTGCCATACCCACTGCTGCTGTTGAGCGTTTCAGGAAAGAACCCCTTAAGGTTCAACTGGCCTTATACGAGCGCTATCAATTTGCTTCTGATACTCTGGGTGACATGGATGAAATTGTTGCTGTGCCAAATGCCTTAGACGAATTATTTAGATGGTTTTTTATTAAATTCTGGGGAAACCCAGGTTGATTAAATCAATCCTACTCCTTCAAGAAATAGTCTATATTTCGCCACGCTTGTCGCTACAGAATAGGCAAAAGATGGAGGTAATTCAGAACTTAAAAAACGACAGATCACCGATCTTGATAAACCAAGATCTCTACTAATTTGTCCAGCATTGCAATGGCTTGCATCCATCCGGTTTCTAAGCCACTCTTTTGCCTGTTGGACTTTTTTTATTTTGTCGACATTAGGATCATCATTAACTAATAAGCTAATTGCAGCTGCTAAAGAGGTTGCGTCTACACGGTTCTCAATCTTGGCGTACTCCATTACGTCATACGCGTTAACACCGAATTTCGCCGGCACTATCCCGCAGCAGTGGAAGTTGGGTACAGACACGAGGTAACCTTCTGGAACTTTAGTAATATGTAGCTCCATCCGGGTTGCCTCGGCGCATACCTCAAACAGCCCGCCATCAATCATTCTGATCTCCACTGGCCAGGTTCTTGAAGGGTTCCCTTCGCCGAGGCTTGCCGTGGTGTGCAATGCACCGTGTATATCGCTGCGCTGCGCCTTGGTTTCTTGCTCGACTTTCGCATATGTACCGCCCAATAGGTCCCCGCAGTGGGGGCAGCATCCGATCTTGTCTGGCAT